TTTTCTAGGGTTATTTTTTTTATCTTCCGTATCCGATTGTATCCTCTGACTCTGGAAGTGTTTTTAATGTGTAGTAACCACACTCCTTTTTTAATGATTCGACAGTATCGCTACTGTCGTAATCATCGTTTTGAAACTCTACAGCTTCATAACCTTTATCTTCTACAAAATCAATTAACTTTTTTTTGTCAATTGTTGCGGCTATGTGTCCATAATCTCCGCATTCGTTAGCAATTAATAAAACGTTTAGCATTCCTTTAACTCCTTTTGTTGTTGGTTAATAATTTTTTTTAAACGGTTAATTTCGTTTTTTAACTCTGCAACTTCTGTTGCTTTATCCATCAATAATTGATGATAATAATAATCGGGATTGTAATAACCCATATTAAATATCCTCTAGTATTTGATGAATATATTCTGTTCTCTGTTCCAATCTTGTTGCAAGTGTATTACTGATTGTAATAGCTTGCCAAGTTAAAATTAAGAATGAAAAAATTAATAGATAAGTTCTCATAATTTGGAAGGAATAAAAAGGAGTTAGTAAGAAAACTAACTCCAGATGTAATTTAATCATCTAATACAAACTTAACATATGTATCGATGGAGTGGAAAAAATCCCAATGGTTTGACTCATCCATAGGGTGAACTTTAAGCCATAATCTTTTTGACTTTTTTGAGTAACACTTCTCATATCTAATTTTATTTTTAATTAGATAGTTTTCATACTCTGGATAAATACAAGTAGAACCGATCATATCAAATACAATCTAATAACTCATATGGAATCCTTGTATACTCTCTTGTTATCTTATGTTTGAATAACAGAGAGTTAGGATTCTTTGGGTGCTTAGCATTCGTAGCTTCCATAAACATATAATTTTTTTTGAAGTCTTCTTGATCATCAAAAAATAATTGTCTTAATGCAATTTCCCAAGCTAAATTTGGGTTATGCATTAATTCGTGGTTCATGTAGCTATTAAGCTTTTGTAAATCCATAGGAAGGTAAGATTAAATTTTCAAGTTACTTTTTTGATTCTTTGCTTTTGTATTCTCTGGAGTGATGTTTCTAGCAAGCTAGTCTTAATATCTGAGAATTCAAAGTATCAAAAGGTCTAAAATCATATTTTGTACATAGGGAATTTTTTAAATACACTATGTGCCAATTTTGATAATATACCATATTGCTATATTATATCAAAGTAATATAAAAGTCAAGTTTATTAACAAATATTTCAGCGAGCGATTTTAAAAGGCGATATTTTTAAAGGTACTATCATACCAAAGTTATATTAGAACGCTATCAGAGAGGCATACAGAGGCCATAGAGCGTATTGGGGGGAGTGTTGCAAAAAATTTTTTGCTATGGCCCAGGCGAGGAACTTAAATATATATCCGAAATCTTTGTTACTTTGACTCAACTTTAATTGAGAGTTCTGGAGCTTGGATGTTAACTGTCTCTATAGATTCGCCTATAACCTTGCCTAGAGAGTCTAGGATCTGTGCTGCTGTCTGAAGTTGACCTTTCTTAACTGCTTTGTTGAATAGACGTACTCTCATGGCTTGTAGACGTGGTAACATATTTTCTCTATCTTTATCCCAATCTTCAGTATTCCAATGTTTTACTTTAACCCAATCCTGCCAAGCTGTAGTTTCTGAGATACCTTCAATTTTTGAATGTTCAATTACAAGTTGTCTAGTTGTTTTACCATCTAATTGACGGGAATAAAGACGTTGAGCACGTTCTTGAACTTTTTCTGCTGTTGATCTAGCAACAAATCTAGGTCTACCACGTTTATTAGCTTGAGCTATAGGAGGAGTTATATCGTTAGGGAAAGTAGAAGAAGCCACGGACTTGATCTGATGAGGGTTAATAAACGAATAATAACCTAAAAGTGATGAAATAGGCTATAAATAGGGGGTATTAGTTGAAATTTCTGTTATTTTTGAGTGTATGGCAGTAAAAAACAAACCAGAAATCAGTTTAAGATATGCACAAGGGGAGGTATTTAATTGTGATAAAAGATTTAGGGTGTTGGTTGCAGGAAGAAGGTTTGGGAAATCATATTTATCCTGTATTGAATTGCTCAGAGGAGCTATCAATCGACCTGGCGAGGTATATTTCTATTGTGCTCCTACTTATAGGATGGCAAAGGATATTGCGTGGAAGGAGTTAAAGAAGTTAGTACCGAAAGTGTGGGTTCAGAGTAAAAATGAGACAGATTTAAGGTTGGAATTGATAAATGGATCAACTATTGAGTTAAAAGGTACTGAAAATGCAATGGCATTAAGGGGTAGAAGTTTAGCTGGCGTTGTTTTAGATGAAGCTGCGTTTATGGATCGAGATGTATGGGCTGAAGTTATAAGACCTGCATTAGCCGACAAACAAGGTTGGGCTTTATTTATTAGTACACCTGATGGTACTGCCAGTTGGTTTTATGATATGTGGTGTTTTTGTGGTGAACAGGAGTGGGATGATTGGAAAAGATGGAGCTTTACTACTATAGAAGGGGGTAATGTAGCACCAGAAGAGGTTGAAGCAGCTAGAGGGCAATTAGATGCGAGAACATTTAGACAGGAATTTGAGGCTAGTTTTGAGAATCTTACTGGATTAGTTGCTGTTAGTTTTACTGATGAAAATATTGATAAGGAAGTATCTGATCTGCATATGCTTCCTTTGTTAATAGGATTGGACTTTAACGTAGATCCTATGGCTGGAGTTTGTGCATATAAGCATGACAATAACTTATATGTGTTTGATGAAATCATGTTAACAGGTGGTGCTACCACTTGGGATTTTGCAGAAGAGGTTGTCAGAAGGTATGGAGTAGATAGAAGAGTTATTGCCTGTCCTGATCCTACTGGTAGTGCAAGAAAAACAAGTGGAGTTGGTGTTACTGACCATACGATACTCAGACGTAATGGTTTTACTGTTTTAAGTCCTAAAGCTCCCTGGAAAATAAGAGATAAGATTACTGCTGTTAATACTGCTCTGCTTGATGCTAATGGCAATCAAAGAACTTTTATTCATCCAAGATGTAAAGAATTAATAAAAGCACTTAGAACTTTAACTTATGCACCGAATACTGGTTTGCCTAATAAAAATTTAGGAGTTGACCATGCTTTTGATGCTTTTGGTTATCTTTGTCTACAGCAGTTTAATTTGGCAAAACCAGAGACATTAGGTCAGACTGCGTTTAGAATATACTAAGAACAACCTAATTCTTACTATGCCTTACCATACTGGGATGAAGAAAAAGAAAAAGAAGAAGAAGGGAGGTAAAAAGAGAAGTGAATGTTCCTGTAAATAAAACTCTTTACGCTAGAGTTAAAGCTGAAGCCAAGCGTAA